AGGGCTATTAGCACCTTATGCAGTCGGAGAAGTTAACTTACAAGTGCGCTATGCCATAATGTAAGCCCCCAGCGTTACAGCAACAGCAACAGATAAAAGTCTAGTTAAAGTGCTACAACGCCAAACTAAAAAAGGAAATGAAATATGTCATTTAATTTAATTCGTAATAGTCGCGTATTTTTCACGACTAACGTAAATGCTGAAACAGGTGTAGTAGCTGCAAGTGGTTTTTTACCAGCAAACACTCGCGAAATCCAAGTATTGGACGGTTTCTCATTCTCACAAAACACAACAGCTGAAACTGTTACACTAACCGAAGCAGGTGCAGCACCAGTTCGTGGTCAGCGTAGCTTTAACACAGCACTTGAGCCAGTTGATTTCTCAATGTCAACTTATATGCGTCCTGCTGATGGTGGTACAAACATTACTGCTGAAGAATCAGTACTGTGGAACGCACTATTTGCAACAGCCCCTATTGGTGGCAGTGGAGCAGCTTGGACTGAAGGCGTAACAAACTGCGTATTAACAGCAGGTAACTCACAGTCACACCAACTACAAAAGTTTGGTTTGATTATTGTTATTGACGGCGTGTCTTACATTATCGACAACTGTGCTCTTGACTCAGCTACTGTTGACTTTGGCTTAGACGCTATTGCTATGGTTGCTTGGGCTGGTAAGGGTTCTATCCTACGTCAGATTGCTGGTTTAACTGCTACTACAGGTGGCACAGTTACATTTGGTGGTGGACTAACCGGAACTGCCAAAGGCAAAAATACAGCTGCACCGTTTATTGCTAACAAACTAAGCACACTAACCCTGAAGAAGGAAATTGACGGCACAGGCGCTACTTTCAACGTAGCAATTACTGGTGGTTCACTAACAATCGCCAATAACCTAACTTACTTAACACCAGCTAACCTAGGCGTTGTTAACCGTCCGTTTACTTACTTTACAGGTACTCGCGCTATTACAGGTACACTAAACTGCTACCTACGTGCAGGAAGCTCAAACTCAGCAGGACTACTAGCAGATATGTTAGCAGGTTCTACAACTGATGTTGACCCAGCTTTCTCTGTGCAAGTTGAAGTTGGTGGCGTTGCAAATGCAACACGCGTTGAGTTTGAAATGCCAGCTGCTGTGTTGACAATTCCAACAGTTGCAACTGAACAAGTTATTTCAACAACAATTAACTTTACAGCTCAAGGTAGTTCCGCAGGAGCTTTTGAGATTGGTGAAGCAAACGAATTAGAAGTTCGTTACTTTACAACTAACGCAACTTAATAAGCGTTATTTTTCAAGGTACCGGCTGATCCCCGGTACCGCTTTTTTCCTTGTTTGATAACCATAAATATTACATATGTCAATTTCCTTAAAAAACTTGTTAGTTCCTTCAAAATCTCTTGAGGTAGAATACCCAGGGATGCCGGACTTTAAAATTCAGATTGCTTTCTTGTCACGCGAAACGCTGCAAACAATCCGTAAAAAGTCTACAAAAACCAGCTTTAAAAATCGTCAACCAGTAGAAGAGCTAAACGACGAACTATTCTTAGAACTATATGTCAAGAATGCAGTTAAAGGTTGGAGTGGTTTAAAGCTTAAGTACTTAGAGCAGTTAGCTCCTGTTGACTTAAGTGGTCAAGACGCAGATGCAGAGTTAGAATACTCAGAAGAAAATGCACTGTACTTGATGAAGAATTCAACAAACTTTGACAGCTTTGTAAGTGAGCAGGTAACAGACCTGGGAAACTTTTCAGCGAGCAAATAACTCTAGTACGTGATCAGCTTCGCAGGTATTTTCAAAATGCGGATGTTCGCATGACAAAGGACAGTTACTTTGAAATGTGCGAAATGATGGGCCATGAACCCATTGAAGAAGAAATACCGGTTGAAGTCTCCGACTTTCCAGACTTAGTTCAGCAGTGTTTTATAATCTATGGAATACTTGCTGATAACTGGGATTCCATGGGCGGCGGGTACATGGGTAAAGACTATTCCATAGTTTTTAACTTGTTCCAAGTATATAATATAACTGAAGCCGAAGAAATCTTACTTTGTTTAGATTTTCTTCAACACATGGACGGAGTACGTCAAAAGTTAATTGCCGAAAAAATAAAAGCAAAAAGCCCGCAGCAGTAAAGTGCTTGCGGGCTTTTTTGTAGCTAAAAAAATTTGGTTTGACAAATTGTTGCCTGTGTGCTATAATCGTGTTAACTATAAATCCCATTTTTGATTTTAAACCTGGGAAGGTGTACAGCTATTAGGAGAACAAATGGCAACACAAAATGTAAATATTGGCATTAACGTAAGTGACAACGGAACCGCCAAAAAAGTTGTAAAAAGCTTTCAAGAAATAACTCAAGCTGCCACACAAGCTCAACGTGCTGCACAAGGTATTAATGCACCCGGTGGTGGAACAGGTGGTTCACGTATGGTAGCCGCACGTAGTGCACCTACTGGCTCACAGCGTATGATGGACAATGAAAGCTATGGTAGTGCGCGTGGTACTGCTGGCTTAACTGGTGCTAGTGCTCGTGACTTTGCAAACCAAGCACAGGGTCTTGGTGGATTAGTTCGTCTATACGCTACTTATGCCGCTAACGTATTCGCGGTTAGTGCTGCTTTTACTGCGCTAAGTAACGCAATGGATACTACCAATATGATCAGAGGTCTTGATCAGTTGGGAGCAGCTACTGGTCGTAATCTAGGTGGTTTAAGTAAGCGACTAGTAGAAATTACCGATGGCGCAATTAGTTTCAAAGACAGCATGGATGCTGTTGCTAAAACAACCAGTGCTGGTATGGCATCCAGAGATGTAGAGCGTTTAGCTATGGTAGCTAAAAACGCTAGCTTGGCCTTGGGCGTAGCAATGCCTGACGCTATGAATAGACTTAGTCGTGGTATTACAAAACTAGAACCCGAACTATTGGACGAACTTGGTATTTTTACTAAGATTGATCCAGCTGTGCAAGCCTACAGCCGAGCAGTAGGTAAAGCGGCTAGCCAACTAACGGACTTTGAACGTCGTCAAGCCTTTGCTAATGCCGTTTTGTTAGAAGGTGAAGCAAAGTTTGGAGAACTAGCTACAGCAGCAGTTAACCCTTACGATACTTTACTGGCTAGCTTAAAGAACGTAACACAACAAGCGTTGGAAGTAGTCAACAAAGTACTAACTCCAATGGTAAGCCTACTTGCTTCTAGCCCAGGTGCGTTAGCAGGTGCACTAGCTGTATTAGGTACGGTACTTTTACGCCAAGCAATACCAGCACTAACAGAATTTAAAGCCGGACTAGCTAGTGCGGCAGATACTGCTACTGACTTAGCTAAAAGCAAGGCAGAAGACGCCAAAGCCGCACGTGCCCGTATTGACAAAGATATTCTTGCTGAAGTAGAATTACGAGCAGCCAAAGAAATTGACGCCGTAGATGCGGCTGAAGAAAAAATCAGAAAGCTACGTAAAGCTGGCTACAAGCAAGACAGCCTTGCCGCAAAACTACTAGCGCAAGACTTAGATGATATTCGCAACGAAGATTTAGCTAAGCAAGAGCGCGTAGCTAAAAGACTAGAAAGCCGAGCAAAACGCTTAGCAGACGATCCTACCACAGATCCTCAAGCATTACGAAATGCTCAAAGAGCAGCAGAAGCAAACCGAGAAGTAGTTACAACACTTACTGCTGCTAAAGCTGCACAACAAGATTATTTTGACACAGAAAAGCGTATTATTACGCAAACTGAAACGGCTGCAAAAGGCCGTAGTATTTATGGTTTAACAATCCAAGCATCTTTAAATGCACAAGATGCAGCCACAAAGAAAAATATTGTAAGCAACGCAGCTTATAACGCTAGTTTGATTGGTATGACAGGTGCGTTCCGATTAATGAACGCAGAAATTGCAAAAAGCGGTTTAGTATTAAACTTTTTCCAATTAGGTTTGTTAAAAGCCAAAGCTGGCGTAGCTATGCTTATTGGTGTATTAGGTACACTAAGTGCTGTAGTTAATGGTGCTCTTGGTGCTCTTGGATTAGTTGCAGCCGTAGTAGGTGTACTTGATTCGGTATTTTCTAAGGGATCTAAAGAACTAGATAACTTTAACAGCGTGTTAACAAAAGTTGATGACGCTGCAGCTAATGCTGCCCGTACATTGGCTCACTTAGATAAAAAAGGCGGATACGCCAGCGCTACTATTGATGGTATTAGTGCTATGGCCAATGCTTTTGTAGAATTAGCTAGCTCTGCAAAAGAAGCCGTAGATTCCGCCACCCTAGCTCTAGCAAAAATGAGCACGTGGGACAGAATCAAAGATAATATATTTGGTTTCTTTGGCGGTGGTGTTGCTAACAATCTGGCAAAAGCACTAACTAAAGACGTTACATCGGCTTTAGACTTATTAACAAAAGCTGGACTTGACAAAGAAGCTCGCGAAAAGTTTAAGGCAATTTTAGGTGTTGACTCCTTAGATACAGAATCCGTTAACAAGGCGATCTTAAAATTATCTGACTCAGCAAAAAATAACTTGGTAACTGCATTAAGTGAAGCAAACGTTGCACTTAATAATTCCCAGTCTAGACTACAGTCATTTAAAGCAGCCACTGAAGGAACAACAAAAGCTTATCAAGACTTCATCGTTTCTACTGCTAATACGAACCCAATCTTTAGAGTTGGCTCAAACCTAGAGAATCTTGGAAAAACCATGGAAACTCTTGCCACAGGAAGTATCCAAGAAATGGAAGCGGCAATGATTTCTTTAGCGGAATCGCCGCAGCAAGGTTTACTATTTGGCGGTGATTTTAGTAGTCAACTAGTTGCTTTACGAAAAGGTTTCCTAGATCAAAAAGCTGCAGTTACTGCATACGAAAATCAATTAAAAGAGCTAGATAAACAAATTGAAGTAACTTCCGCAAGAATGGATGAATTACGAGAAGGTACTCAAGCTAGAACTCTTGCAGGAATGGAATTGTCACAACTTAAAAAGGATCGTGACTTTTTATCTAAAGAAATAAACTTATTACCTCGTGAAAAGATAGCTGAAGCACGTGATCTTTTTAACAAGGGTATGGACAATGCTTTTAAAGAGGGCTCTCGTTTAATTAGTGTGGGTCTAGGGCAAGCAGCTGAAAAAGCGGCCTTAACAATTGCCAAAGCTAATCTTGGTGGCTTAACAGGCGAACAGTTAGCTAGAGAACAACTTGCTTTAAATAAAAGAGATATTGAAATCCAGATACGTGCAATTGATACTAGTATTGGTTTAATACTTTCTCAAGAAAGATTACGCGTAAGTATCGAAGAATCAAATGCTGCAGCTAACTTAGCACAAGCTAAAAGCGATAAGAGACCGCAAGAAGTAATAGAAAGACTAGAAGCAGCACTGCTAGCATCACGTGGAATGTCCGCACTTCTAGGTCAATCAGGTACCCCAAATCTTACTGGTAGTGATAGTAATTTGGCTGCACGCGCTGGTGTAGAAGGCAATGCTGATGCACTTAGAATTTTAAAAAATCAAGTCTTAACTTTACGTGCACAACTTGGTGCACAACTTGCCTCACGTACTGAACAAGCCGGAGCTATGGAAGCCGCAGATATTACCGGTCAACGTGCAATACGTCAGGGACAATTACAAGATCTTGAAAGAACACAAAATCTTCAGCAAGCAATTCAAAAAGAAGAATTAACAAGACTTGGTATTGTTAATTCTATAGCAGGCGTATCTTCAAGAGATTTTACTCTACAACAAAATGTTCTTGAAACTGCCCAGTTAATCAATCGCCAAAAACAAGAACAGCAGACCGCTGATCTGGCTATAGAAATTGCCAACGAAGGCGTTGCAAAGCAAAAACAAATAGAGTATAAACGTCTTATTACCTTAAGACAGCAAGATGAACTTCGTAATCAAAGATTACAAGAGCGACAAAAATTATTACAAGCTGATTTAGATTTTATCGGTAGACGAGCTGAAGCAGAACGTTCTGCCGCTGAATTGCAAAACATACTTGCCCAAACTAGATTAGATGTTTCTGGACAAGAGTTAGCACTATATAGTTCCGCTTACGATATGTCCAAGCAAGTAGTAATTACTCAGCAAACAAATTTAGATATTCAGAAAGCTCAGCTAGAAACTAGTGCGGCGGTTGCTCAAGCAGAAGCTGCACTGCAAGTTAAAAGACAAGAAGCTCAGGCTCGTAAAAACGCTTTAACCGCAGAAGATATTGCTCAAGAAGCAGCTATTAATCTGGAACTAGAACGTCAAACTACGCTTACTGAAAACACCATTGCTGGATTAAGAGCACAAGGTGATGCAAAAACCAATATATTGCAAAAAACTCGTGAAATTAACCTAGAACAAGAACGCTATAATTTGCTATTAGAAAACAGCGGAAGATTAGCAGAAAGTTTAGGTACTATATTTGGTGATGTTGGAAGCAAGTTAGGTTCGTTAACAGAATTATTAACTAAAATTGCTATATCTACTGAGCAGGGTTCAAAAGCCTTGGAAAAGATTGGTAAAGATGCAGATGCTGCTTGGAGTTCTGGTAATATTGACCAAGCCATTCAACTAGAAAAAGATTACGAAGTACAAAAGAAAAAGAACGTTAGAACAGAATTAGACGGCAACATAAAAGCAATTAGCAGTACAAAAAATGTTTTCAAAGAAAAGACCTTTGCTTACAAAGCACTGGAAAAAGTTGAAAAGGTAATGCACATTTTCAGAATGACTTCTATGATAAAAGAAGTTGCTATGGACATTTGGAAAACAGGCAAAAGTGTAGCAAATAGTGCGATTCGTATTGGCAAAGCTGTAATAGAAGCAGGCGTAGACGGAGTCAAAGCTGTAGTTAAAGCTATTTCTAGTATGCCATTTCCGCTTAATATTGCTGCGGGTGCGGCAACTGCCGCAGTTGTTAGTGGACTGTTAAGTCAAATCGGTGGTAAGGGTCCTAATTCCGGAGGTGGTGGAGGTAGTTTTGCACCAAGTGCAGAACAGCGCCAAGAAACTCAAGGCACTGCAATGGGTTACAATTCTAGCGGTGCCAAAATTCAAGTACGACGCGGAATATTTGGTGACACAGACGCTAAATCGGAGTCAATTGCTAACTCACTAGTGATTCTAAAGGAAAATTCTGTAGACGGTTTAAGCTACAACAACCGCATGGTTGATTTGCTGGCTAGTATTGATCGTGGTATTAATAATACTGCCAAAGGTCTATACGGTATTCAAGGCTTACGTTCAGGAAGCATGTTTGGTACTGTAACAGGATCTCAAACCGGTGGTGGATTTTTAGGCACCGGACTGTTTGGTAGTAAAACTTCGCGTAGTATTACCGACAGTGGTTTAATAATCGAAGGCACATTTGCACAATTAGCCAGCGATACTAACAAAGCAGTTATTGACTTTTTTGAGCAAGTAACTGTATCCAAGAGATCGTGGTATGGCAAAACCCGCACCTGGGTTGAAACGCAGCGAACAGAAATTGACGATGCTACTTCAGAATTTTTCCAAGATATTTTCAGTAACGCTACTGAATTATTTATTGAAGTTGGAGCCAAAGCAGGTGTTGATGCCAGTGCAATTAACCAAATTCTTGGCGGCATGGATGTTGGAAAGAACTTTACAAGTTTGCGCGGTTTAAAAGGTGAAGACTTTGAAAGGGAACTAAGCGCCGTTATCGGCACTGTACTAGACGACGCAGCTTCTGCAATATTTAAAAGTTTTGAAGGTTTTGCTAAATTTGGCGAAGGTATGCTGGAAACAGTAGTGCGTGTTGTAGACACAAATACCAAAATAAACCAACAAATTAAAAATATTGGCATAGATTCTACTGGGTTAAGTTTTGCAATAACTGAAACACTAGCTGAATTAGCTGGTGGCTTAGACAAATTCTTAGATCAATCTAACTTCTTCCGTGAAAACTTTTTAACTGAAGCCGAACGCTTGGCTCCAATTCAAAAAGCAGTAACAGCTGAAATGGCTAGACTGGGTTACTCAACTGTTGACACTCGTGAAGAGTTTAAACAATTAGTACAAAGCTTAGATCTAACTACCGACGCCGGTCGACAAAACTACCAAGCACTAATGAATGTTGCTGATGGTTTTATAAAGGTAACAGCAGAAGCAGCTAAGCAAGCAGAGGAAGCTTCCAAACTAGCACAACAAGAAGCTGACGAGCGCAAAAACTTAGAGCAAAAATTATTTGAATTAACAGCAACACGCGAGCAATTGCGTGAACGTGAACTAGAAGGTTTGTTTGCTGGCAATCGCGAATTACAACGTGAAATTTGGTTAAGAGAAGATCAAGTTAATGCTGCAAAAGCATTACAAGCAAATTTAAAAGCTGTAACAAATACTATTAAGTCACAAGTACTAGCTCTTAAAGACTATAAAACTTCATTATTAAGTGGAGCCAATTCTACACTAACCGCTACTCAGCAATATCGTTTAGCTAAGTCAGAAGTAGAAGGTTTAGTAGCCACTATTAGTAAGACAGCTACTACTCCAGAAGAAATAGAAGCTCGTAATATTGCATTAGGAAAACTAAGTTCAGTTAGCGATAAATTCTTGAACCAATCACGAAGTTTATTTGCTAGCGGCGCGCAGTATACAACTGACTTTAATACTATAATGAGTATTATTAACTCAGTTAGTGGCAGTTTAGAAAACCAGTTAACTGATGCTGAAAAGCAATTAGGAGCATTAGAAACTTCTAATAGCTATCTACAAAGTATTGATTCAGCAAGTAAAACTACTGCACAACTATTGCAAGCATATTTAAATTTAGGCGGAACACCAATTACTACTCCAGGTTTTGCAGTTGGCACTAACTTCGTGCCGCAAGACATGGTTGCTCAAATCCATCGCGGCGAGCGTATTATTCCTGCTGCAGATAATTTGGAATTGATGTCGAGCATTGGCAATCGTAATAGAACCAATGAAGTACTAGTACTAGAAATCAAGAAACTAAATCAAAAAATACAGTCACTAGAGCAAACTGTGGCACAAGGTGCTACTATGAATGCTCAAGCAACTGATCGCAATACAGCAGAAATTGCTCAAGCTGTTGTTGATAGTTCGGGCAAAGCTATACAAGCTAATAGGCTGCAGGCCAAAGCTGGTATAAGGTAAGTGTAATAAGTGCCAAGCATGCTTGGCACTTATTTTATAAGGGTACGTATGTCAAATCTAAGAATAATTTATAATAATGCGGCAGATATTGCAACTATAACAGCTAGTACTACTGCTGCAGGTTTTAGTGTAAATAATTTAAAGAGTACGCAAAAAACCCAAGTACATCGTAGTACTGGTAACACAGTAGCTTATACACTAACTTGGAATACTGCTCAAAAAATAAGTGCAGTAGCTTTACCTGCTACTAATTTAATAGCTGGAGCTACTATACGTGTACAAGCGTATACAGAGCTTTCAGATACAGATGTAATTGCAGATACAGGTAATTTAACGGCCTGTAGAAATCGTCCTAATATATTTGAAAACACAGCTGGCACACCTACTTACGTAGATTTTGGTTTTGGCGGAGCTACAAAAACCAGTGTATGGCTAACACGAGTACTTACAGTAAAGAAACTAGTTATAACCATAACTAATGCACATATTATTGACTGTTCAAGAATTGTGTGTGGTACATATTGGGAAAGTTCGCGACAAGCAAGTAACGGCATTACATTGGATTTTTCCGATCCAAGTGAAGTAATTACTACTCGCAGCGGTAATACTTATGTAGACAGAAAACCTATTTCAGACTCTATGAATCTAAATTTAGAGTATATATCAGATAAAGACCGTATTGAATTACTAGATATAATGAGAAAGCTAGGCTCTAGTGGTTTAATTTATTTATGTGTATTTCCAGACAACACAAATCCAGAAATAACACAAGCTTATAGCATATACGGTAGAAGTCAAAGTAATAGCGTTCAATATCAGTTGTATAGTCTATACAATACTAACCTTATTCTTAATAGTTGGTAATAATGAAAACAGTACAAGATATAGTAACTTGGTTAAACACGCAAGAACATATTAAATGTATTTTGGTAGATATTTCCGAAATAGGTAATTCTCCAGAATCTGAACTATACTTGTCAAGTATGCCTTATACTTATGACAATAAAGTTTATAATGCCATAGTAACAGGCGGGCTTAGTTTCTCTGAATCATTGAGCATAGATGGATCTCCAAGCATGGGATACGGAAGCTTGGAAATAACTAATGTTGGTGGTATATACGATGCCTACATAAGTTATGTGTGGAATAAGCGCCCTATAAAAATATACTTAGGCGACCCTACTTGGGCAAAGTCCGATTTTATACTAATTTTTGACGGACTAATACAAGAGCTAACAGCCCCAAACGAGTCCAGCCTAAGTTTTAGTGTATTTGATAAACTACAACGTTTAAATAATCCACTAAGTGAGAAAACATTAAAAAATACCAACTACTCACAGAATACACAAGACAATGTGTTACCACTACTTTTTGGTGAATGTTTTAACGTAACCCCGCTACTCGTAGACAACGGCAGTACCAATAATGGTGGTCAAGTTTATATGTTGCACGATGGCGCCATTGCTGGCATTGTTGAAGTGCGTGATAATGGTATACCAATTGCAGTTGAGCCGAATTTAGCTACCGGCACTTTTGAGCTGCTTACTCAACCTTATGGGACAATAACCTGTAGTGCACAAGGCGATACGCCTTATACCAACACGGTATCTGGAATAGTGCAAAAACTAGTTACTGAGTATGGTACAGCTGAAAACAGATTTCAAGTTTCGGAACTTGCATTTGGTGATTTCACCAATACTAGCCCAGTAGGATTATATTGCTCGGAAAGACGCAATGTACTAGAAGTTTGCACAGAGTTAGCAAAAAGTGTTAACGCAAATTTAGTATGCCCTGCTGTTACTGTAAACAACGGTACAGTAACTACCAGTAAACTCAAATTAGTTGAAATAAAGCAAGCAACTGGAACACCGGTTTACTACTTAAATGACAATAATATGCTGGTAGACTCACTGTCTATTAGCGAAATGTTTCCAGTAAAGCCAAGTATTAAACTAGCTTACTGTAAAAATTACACTCCACAAAACACAGTGGCCGCAGGACTAAATCCTGTTAGTAAGTTTGAAGATCCATATATTTTTGTGTCTGCAATAAATGCTGCTGCTAAAACACTTTACCGTGATAGCGGTGACACAGCCGAGGAAGAAACTCTATTAATAGCTACTACAAGTGCTCAATCAGAAGCAAACAAGCGATTACAATTATGGCAGCAACAAAGATTTATTGTTACCGCCAACTATCTACCTGAGTTAATATTTGCCCAGCTAGGTGATGTAGTACAAGTTCAAACATCAAGATTTGGTTTAGCCAATGGTAGACTAGGCATGGTTTATTCAATTACCAGGGATTGGGTAACTGGGTTTGTAACTATAGGAGTTTTAATATAATATGACTACGCCAATTAATGCAAGAGATATAGCCTTGCAACAAACAGTTCCGCGAGTACTTGGTATTGCTAGTAATTATATTACTATAGTATCTCCGAACTTAGAAGCCAGATATGGTGCAGACAATTTACCAGTACCAAGCATATTAGAGTTAACTGTAGTAATGTCTGGGTCTTTGCAAGGTACACCTTACTTTGAAGTTACTGGACTACTACCAAATACACAGTTAACTTTACAAAACAATAAATTACTATTAAATCCACAAACTTTTGCACAAGATTCTGTACTTGTTACTGCCAAATTAGATTTTGAAGGTGTAACCTATACATCTGTACCAGTTACAGCATTTAAAACATTCTCAGCTGTAACTGCTAGACTGTCTAGAAACTTTGATCTAGTACAAGCCGACTCAAACGGTAATAGCTATGTTTTACCAGCAGCTAATTTTTTAGAACTATTTAACGGCACAAACAAGCTAACAGCAGGTGTAACATTTGGTCCACTTACACAAACAAAATTTGGGCTAACCTGCGCTGTTAACAGCACTACCGGACAAATTACACTATCACAAAGCGCCCCCGATACTTGGACCAGTGATTACGAAACATTTACACTAACAGCTACACGTAACTTTGTAGCTTATACAGTCTCATATACAGTTAGCAAGGTTCGTGAAGGTGGAACAGGCATTGACTTAACGCCTCCGCCAACACCCACAGGTTTTACAGCCACTGCAGGTATAAACACAGTATTAATTCAGCATGATCAACCTGTGTATACTCAGGGCAGTGGGCATAGTCACACTGTGCTATACGGCAGGCAGTTTAATACTGGTGATTTAGTTACACCATTTAATTCGGCTGATAAACTAGCAGAGTTTACAGGAACAGTATATACTTTACCAAGTAAGTTTGGTAGTAACTGGCGACTATGGATAAAGTGGGTATCAAAAGACGGTGGTATAACTACCGTACCTGCCGGCGGCACAAATGGTTTAGTAGTACAAACAGGTTTAGTTGGTTCCAGCGATTTATCAGATGCTATTATTACAGCAGCAAAAATTGTTGACGGTTCAATTAACCTAGGTGGTTCAAAAATAACAGGCTTGTTAGCTAATGCAAACATGGCAGTTATTACAGATCCTACAAAGATTGCTGACTCTTTAATTTCAAACACAAAGCTCGCAGCTCTAGCAGTTACTGCTGAAAAAATTGCTTCTGGAGCAATACAACTTACTAAATTTGCAAGTGGTATTGAGCCAGTTACCATTGCTACCGGCTCACTACCAACAACTAAAAGCACGGAAACGCTGACATTTAATGGGAAGCTTTATCGTTGGAATGGTACAGCTTATGTAGCTACAATACCTACCTCAGACTTAACTGGTACTATTACAGATGCACAAGTTGCTGGCCTTGCCGCTTCAAAAATAACAGGACAGTTAACTAATGCACAAATTGCAGATCTTGCAGCTACAAAAGTAACAGGGCAATTAACTAATGCACAGATCGCAGATGTTGCAGCTGCAAAGCTTACTGGACAGATTACCAGTACTCAAATCACCGATGATGCTATTAGCACTCCCAAGCTAGCGGCTGGTGCAATTACAGCTGCAAAGATTGCTGCTAATACGATAGTTGCCAGTAATATTGCTGCTGGAGCTATTACAGCTACAGAAATTGCAACTGGAACTATTACGTCAGCAAAAATAGCGTCTAATACCATAGTTGCCAATAATATTGCGGCTGGAACAATTACAGGTACAGAAATAGCGGCTGGTGCAATTACAGCAGCAAAGATCGCTGCCGGTACAATACAAGCTAGTAATATAGCTGCTGGAACAATCACAGGTGATCGATTACTGGCTAACACAATCACCTCAAGTCAGATTGCAGCAGACACGATTACGGCTGCTCAAATTGCCGCAGGTGCGATAACTGCTTCTGAATTGGCAGCAGGTGCTATTACTGCCGGAAAAATTGCAGCTGGTGCTATTGTTGCTGGTGATGGGGTTATTGGTAATGCTGCAATAACCAGTGCGCTGATTGCCAATCTTGCAGTTGGTTCTGCACAAATAGCTGACTCTGCTATTACTTCAGCTAAAATCGGTGTAGCTTCTATAGGTGCTGCTGCTATCCAAGATTTAGCGGTTACCAACGCAAAAATTGCTAACCTTTCCATTGACAGTGCAAAAATTGCTGATCTGGCCGTAACCAATGCAAAAATTGGCAATCTTGCTGTTGATGACGCCAAGATTTCTAGTTTAAATGCTACTAAGATTACTGCAGGATTTATTAATGCAGACCGTATACAGGCCGGCAGTATTGCAGCAGGTAAATTAAGTGTTACAGATTTATCCGCAGTTAGTTCCAACATGGGAACAATTACTGCAGGTAAAATGCAAAGTGCTGACGGTAGATTTGTTATTGACTTGACCAATAAGTTTATTAGTATAACCGTATAAAAAATACCCAGGACTAAACACCCTGGGTATTTTTTTGCATTGACAATGCCATGCCCTTGTGGTATAATAGTACAAATTCTTTAAAGGTGAGTTAATTTTTACTTGACAAACTTAAAACGGCTTAAAGCTTACTACCACCCTAAACCGTAGCAGGCCGCATATATTATTAAATAATACTAACAGGAGCATCTTTATGCTAAGCAATATAACAGATCAGACAGTACAAGGTCTGGGCATGGTGGCCTTGGCGGTTATAGCGGTTTTTATTGGAGCACAAAAAATCTTAAAAGACTGGCGTAGCACTGCTGCAGAAACAAATGTAATAACCCTTATGCATTCGGAACTAGAACGTATGAGTCAGCAAAATTCACTATTAAGCAATGAGTTAGGTAATTTAAACTCTCAGATAATCAATCTTAGACAAGAACTACATAACTTAACACTAGAAAATCAACGGCTGCATACCGAAGTAGTAACCTTAACAAACGAAGTTAGTAGGTTACAAGCAGTACTGGCTATGGGAGCATAATATGTCATCACCAGTTAGATTAAATTTTCAAATATACCAAGGCGGTACTTTTAAGCAATTGTTACGTTGGGAGTCGGGTACTAAAAACTATGTTCCTATCACAGCTATAACAAAAAGCGCTCCAGTAAGCATAACCGCTGCCAACCACGAAATACCTCCTGGTTGGAGGGTAAAAATAACCAACGTACTGGGTATGAAAGAAATAAACAACCCAGATACTTACTACCAAGCAACAGTTGTAACGGATAACTTAATAGAGTTAAATAGTGTTGTTAGTTTAAACTACTCTACTTATACCAGTGGAGGTATAATTGAGTACAACTTGCCAGTTAACTTAGCTGGATATACTGCCAAGCTAACTCTTGCAGATAGTGTTAATAGCACTGAGCCGCTTTACGAAACAACTTCCGAACAGGGCGGTATAGTTTTAGATAACAACAACCATACAATTACTATAAACATACCTGCAACGGCCACCAAAGATTTTACTTTTTCCAAGGCAGTATATGACCTTAGTTTAAAGCTAGGGTCAGAAATAGTGCCATTTGCAAGCGGTTTAATGTTTTTAACAAAGGGGGCTAGCGTATAATGGAAAGCGTAGTAGTATCCTCAACAGAAGTAGTAGTTATTGAAACAGACACTAGCAATACAGTTACTACTGGAACTTTGCTGGGTGGTGGAACAGGTAACGGTATATCTTCTATTAGCCAGGCAATAGATTTAGACGCCACTGAACTAACTAGTGGTTCAATGCTTGTATATAATGCTATAAATGCACAGTGGAAAGCCACTAAACTGTTGCAGCAACAAACAATAGAGTGTGGTCAGTTCTAAAAGGAATTTATAATGTCTTCAACAATTAAGATAAAAAGATCCGAAGTTGCAGGTAGTCCTGCGGTTTTAGGAGCAGGTGAGCTGGCCTATTCTGCTTTAGCAGACAATGGGTCTAACGGTGGTGATCGCTTATACATTGGTATGGGTATAGAAACTGCAGGAAATGCAGTTAATCGTGTAGTTATTGGTGGTAAGTTTTTCACAGACATGCTGGACCATACACGCGGAGTGCTAACAGCAAACTCTGCACTTGTGGCGGACAGCAATAGAAAACTAGATCAATTACTAGTAGACAATATTGATGTTAATGGTAATACTATTGGTGCTACCAACTTAAACGGTGACTTAGGTATTACTGGTAGTGGAAGTGGTCGAGTATTTGTGTCGAACGCTTACAAACTACCTAATGCTGATGGTACCTCTGGTTATGTGTTAACCACTGATGGTAGTGGTAATGTTACTTGGAATGCAGCAGCTACTGCGCTAACACTTTTTGGTAACACAGGTACCGATACCCTAAATTTATTAACTGATTCGCTGTATATAACTGGTTCTGGTGCCGTTACTACTGCACTAAACCCAGGTACAAATACGCTAAGTATTTCCGTTGGTTTAGCAACCGACACAGCAGCAGGTATCGCTAGCTTTTCTAGTAACACTTTTGATGTAACTAATGGTGCTGTAAGCTTAAAATCTAATGTAATAAACGACGCAATATCTTCTGCAGTAGCAGGTGGTATAGAGTCCGGTATTAGTGTACAGTTCAACCCAGTTAATAATAAACTAAACTTCGTTGTAGATGACTTAAGCGTAAGTTTAACAGGAGCAGTTACTAGTACTGTAACTAGTACAGGCCCTAATACCAGCGTATTAAATGTTAGTATTCCAGATGGCACTATTGCTAATGCAAAACTAGCTAACAGCGCAATTACTATTGGTACCACACAAGTTGCACTAGGCACTTCAGCATTAACACTAGCCGGTATACAAAGCTTAGACGTTGACAATATTAATATTAACGGAAACACAATTGGTGCCACAGACACAAACGGCAACTTAAGCCTGGCAGCTAACGGTACAGGAACAATTGCTGTTAACAACTTCCGTATTACTGGGCTAGCAGAGCCAGTAAATGCCAACGATGCAGCCACCAAAGCTTATGTTGACGCTCGTAGCGCAGGCCTAGACCCTAAGGCGTCAGTAAGAGTAGCAACCACAGAAAACGTAGCACTAACAGGCACACCAAGCATTGACGGTGTTTCTATTATTGCCGGCGACCGTGTATTGGTTAAAAATCAAACAAACGCAACACAAAACGGTATTTATGTTGCAGCTGCTGGAGCTTGGAGTCGCAGTAGTGACTTTGACCAAGATCAAGAAGCCACATCTGGTGTGTTTTTCTTTGTTGAAGAAGGCGTAACAAACGGCGACGCTGGTTTTGTACTAACAACAAACAATCAAGTAACAATTGGTGTAAGTGAACTAACCTTTACACAATTCTCTGGTACTGGCCAAATTATTGCTGGTGCTGCTTTGCAGAAAACCGGCAATGAACTAAGTGTAAACGTTGCTGGTTCAGGTGGCATTGAAATTGTTGCTGATAGCCTACAGTTAAAGAGTTCGCTAGCTGGTGCTGGTTTAACTTATGTAAACGGCGTGCTGGACCTGGTTGGAACCAGTGGTCGCATTACAGTAAATGCCGACAGCATTGATATTGCTGCTGGTTACGTTGGTCAAAGCTCTATTACAACACTGGGTACAATTACAACTGGTGTTTGGAATGGCACTGCTGTTGGTGTTCAGTATGGTGGTACTGGCTTAACGTCACTTACAACTGGTGACTTATTGGTTGCCAATGGCACAACCAGCTTTGCTAAACTAGGCTTGGGTGCTAACGGAAAAATCTTGCAGTCAAATGGCACTGCACTGGTATACGCCGACATAGACGGTGGAATTTACTAAGTATAGTTTTTACTATACAAAACTACCTTTTTAGGAAAAAGTATGTCAAACAAAATTATATTAAAAAAATCTTCGGTTACAGACAAAGCGCCTGTTGCCGGTGACTTGAGTTTTGGAGAATTAGCACTTAACTATGCTGATGGTAAACTATACTACAAAACTCCAACAAACGAAATTGACTACTTTTTATCAGGTGATTTGATAGTTGGACCAACAGGACCGCAAGGTCCTGTTGGCGCTACTGGAACTCAGGGTTTGCAAGGACCCCAAGGTGTTACAGGCCCCACAGGAGCGCAAGGTATTGTTGGACCAACCGGTGCTACAGGTGCTGACTCAACAGTAGCAGGTCCCACAGGTGCACAGGGTATTCAAGGCGTTCAAGGTGTAGCAGGCCCCACAGGTGCTCAAGGTGACACAGGTCCTACTGGACCTCAGGGTGCACAAGGACCTCAAGGACTACAAGGTGTTGCAGGCCCAACAGGTGCTCAAGGTATTGCAGGTCCTACTGGACCACAAGGCACACAAGGTATTCAAGGTGAGGCTGGACTACAAGGTCCAACAGGTGCTCAAGGTGCTGCGTCCACAGTAGCAGGACCCACAGGTGCACAGGGTCCACAAGGCCAAACAGGTGCTGGTTTTCGTATTGCCAAAGTATATGCCAGCGTTGCAGCTTTATTAGCAGACACCAGTCCTACAGGTATTGCTGCTGGTGAGTTTGCCTTGGTTGACACAAACGATACACAAAATCCAGACAACAGTAAACTGTACCTGTGGACTGCACAAAACACTTGGTTTTTTACCAACGATCTAAGCGGTGCTGCAGGTATTCAAGGACCACAAGGTCCTACAGGCACACAAGGTGATGTAGGACCCACAGGTCCGCAAGGCACACAAGGTGTAGCAGGTCCAACAGGTGCACAGGGTGCACAGGGTACACAAGGTGTAGCAGGTCCAACAGGTACACAGGGTGACACAGGCCCTACCGGTGCACAAGGTGCACAAGGCATACAAGGTGCGGCAGGACCCACAGGTCCACAAGGTATTCAGGGTATTCAAGGCGTTGCAGGTCCCACAGGTGCACAAGGTATTGTGGGCCCTACAGGTGCACAGGGTACACAAGGTG